CAATTCTTTTTATTAAAATTACATGATGTTTGTAACTTTAACTCTACGGTAATACTGGTTAGAGTTGGCAGTAAGTGCGCCAAGACCAGCAGTAGTTCCTTGTGCGAAAGGATTAGCAGTTAGACCGTAACGAGTCTTGAAGCCAATCTTAGGTTGGAAAGTATTCTCACCAACTGCACGAACCATTTGTAGAGGAACATATGGACAGTAGAAAAGTCCAGCATCGTAAGGCGAAGTGCCTTTGTAACCAACAGTGTAATACTGACTAGCAGCAGTGTTTGCACTGTATGGGTCGATGTAAACTTTGTAACGACCATTAAGGACACCAGCAAATGTGTTACCAGCATCATCAACATTCAAGTTGTTGTTAAGAGCAGGTGAAGTATCAAGAACACCAGCCATTTGAAGTGCAGATGCAACATCAGATGAACAGATGATGATATTACCTTTACCTCTACGAGTCTGTTGAGCGATTGCGTTAGCATCTCTTTCAACTTGGAACATCAATCCTTTGAACTTCTCAACTGACCAACGACCATTTGAGTCAACATCCATATCAAACACACCAGCAGTTGCAGTATCAGCAGCAGCACCTTTAACGGCAGTTGTGTAGATAGTGCGAATTACTTCACGGTTGATTTCTGCAAGAATTTCAGCAGAAAGAATGTTTGCAAGTTCTGTCTCTGCGTCAAGACCATGAATTGCTTTAAGGTCTTGTGCAAGTTCCATAGTGTATTCTGCTTTCAAGGCACGAGACTTTGCAGTAACAGTCTGCTTCTCGATTGAGAATGCCATTTCTGCGAAAGAGTTACCAGCGGAATCACCTAGAGCTTCTGCATCGGCAGTTGCCATACCTGTGCCACCAGTATAAGTGCCAGCAGGTGAGTCGTTAAGGACAGCAGGGTTAGTGCCAGCCTGAGTGCCTGTTCCTGAGAAGTCTGTATCAGCTTCGTTGAACATTGCTTCAGTGCCAGACTGAGTGCTGTAACGAGAACGCATCGCAAAGATAAGACCAGTAGGGCCAGTCATAGGCTGAACGCCTGCAACATCATATGCGATAAGGTTAGGCATTGAACGGCGAACCAGTGAAATTAGAATCGGGTCCCAATTATCGACTGACGAACCAGTTGCGTTTGTTGGAGCAGCTTCGCCGAGGAAACCTCTGTCTTCACGAAGTGCTTTTTCTTGGTTTTCTAGGATTACTGTGGTTACAGCCTTACGATAAGAGTCTTTGATTTCAGGCAAATCATTGTGCTCTAGGACTGGCTGCCACTTTTCCTGTAGATGTTCTGTTTGGAACATTTTTATTTCTCCTTATTGAGTTTTTTATTACAATATTTATACAATTTAGATTTTTGAAAGAACATTTCTTCCGCAGTCCAAATTATTTAGCTCGCTTTACATTTTTGCTAATGGCAGTCATGTAAGCGGCCATTGCACCAGTTGTATCGTAAGAATCAGAACCGTCAGATTCAGAGTCTACAGATTCAGCGATAGTGTTTGACTTAGGGAAATAACTTTCCTTAAGCTGGTTAAGTTTTTCAGTGAAAGATTCTTCACCAGAAAACTCTACTTCTTCTGCAAGTCCTTTAAACTTTTCGACTTCTGTGTCAGCCAAGTCCTTAGATACTTCTACGAAGACTGATTCACGAACCAATTTATCATTCTGCTTTTTCAATTCAGCAGACTTCTCAATTTGCTCGTTAATCTTAGACTCTAGTTCATCAATCTTTTCAGACTGAGCTTCTAGAATGTCATACTTTTCGTCTGGAACATCAATGTAATGTTCTTCAAAAAGTGCTTTAAGTCCAGAGATGAAGTCCTCTGCGATTTCACCCTTGAGACCTCTCTCAATTGCGATTTCGTTTTCTTTCATCCACTCTTCAACGACATAGTTCATGTATGCGTCAACTTTTTCAGTCAATTCTGCTTTCACAGTTTCAACTTCTTCAGCAACTTCTTGAGTTTTTTCAGACTCAATTCTTGCAACTTCTGAACGAAGTTTAGACTTAACCGCAGCTTCAAAAATAGTTGCAGCCTTGTCTTTGAATTCCTCAGATAGTTCTTCACCTTCTGTAAGTGCAGAAACATCCTCAGAAACATCTACTGATGCAAGACGGTCTTC